ATCAAGCTGCTATAAGCTATAAGATTGGCCTTATTCATTTTTACCCTCCTCCTGCACATTAGGTTCTTCGGAAGGCTCTTGTTTAATCTTCATCTGCTTGATGTTACTCACAGAGTAAGTGATGATCAAAGAAGTAATCATACCACAAAGGATACCTACTACAGTAGACAAGTTGCTGGAATCTGTGTACTTTAAACAAAGTGCTGCAGTTAACCAGAAGAACCCTACTGCTAGAAGTTTTCTCAGGGAGTGTCCTCCCGGCTTATTATTCAGGCCGTTGAAGAAGTCCTCAAAGAACTTCCAGGTACCAGGCATGTTTTCTTTCATCCATTTTCTCATAGCTCAAGCATTTAAAGTGAGCGATCTCACCCGCAAAGTATTAACTTTGGGAACCGCGGCTGACCGCGGGATCGATCGCAAATCCAGTCCCAGATACTGGTTTGATCAGCCCTTTTGTCTGGGGGTAGCTTATATAATATAGGCAAAAAACTGGACATCACCAAAAGATAATACCATGAAAAAGAGCTACAAGAAGCGTTTGGCTGAGGAGATGGTATCTCGATTTCGTAAAGAGTTCTATGCAACATTCGGAGTCTATCCTGTTGTAAACTACTCTTTTGACAAAGCAGGACTTCCTCGAATAACGCTGAAAATGCTAGAGCAGTTAGTCAACGATGTAATGGAGGAAGAGGATCCGCAATTTTATACTCCTATGGGTATAAGGCTAAGAACTCGGAAACGAGAAATAGTCATGTATCGTCAAGCTTTCTTAAAGATCGCATACGATATAGGATACGGACCATCTGTTTCGGCTACTCACATCGGCTACGATCATGCAACAGCTATTCACAGTAATAGACACATGGTGGCTCTCTTAGAAACCCATGATGTTCTAGCAACAAGAATCTATAATACCGTGATCAATGGCTACAAAAAGCGATTTAGTGATGATGGAGATGTTCAACAAGATAGCTCAGGCGAATCTGACACCGAATGAGTTCTATCTCTTGTATTGCATGAGAGAATCTGTAGGTGCTCTAAACATCAACATTCATAAAGAATTACACACACTTCAGCAAGCAGGTTGGATAACTGAAAACATGCAGCTGGAGCCTAAGGCGATGAGTATTCTCGCACAGGTAGAAAGTTTCTTCAAGATCCACAAGAAGAAGACCAGTACTCAACTGCTGGGAAAAGACTTTCTGGAAAACATGACTAAGTATAACGAGCTTTTTCCTAAGCGTAAAGCAGGGAGTGGTAAGTATATGCGGTCGAATATCAAAAACGTTGAGACCAACTTCAGATGGTTCTTTGACAACTACACTTATCCTTGGGAAGTTATCTTGGAAGCTACAGCACGATACATGGAACAACAACTGCGTGATAACTATAAGTTCACCAGAACATCCATGTACTTCATCCGGAAAAACGAGAAGAACATAACACACTCAGATCTTGCAGATTGGTGTGAAATTGTTAGCGCTGGAGATGATAATGATGAGCCTAAAATATTCAAGGAGAAGGTGGTATAACTAGCTGTGCATCAAGCAGATCTATGTGGATAAAACTACAAGAAATGTTTGGTCATGTCACAGCTTTTTACTACGTTTGCAGAGGAACCAAATCACCCGTTTTACGATGTTTTCCTAAGTGTACTCAACAGTACGCTCAGGGAATTGTCGCCACTAATTATGAGTCAACCAAACTATAGAAAGCGTAAGTGGAGATCTCAGAAAGAGTCCTATCAAGAAGCTCTCGATTATATGCGAGGGCGACAGAATGGGACAATCACGAGTATAAAGACTCCGTGGAAGAAGTTTAACGATGCCATTGCTGACGGCATAGAATGGAACTCGACAACAGTAATAGCGGCAAGACCTGGAACCGGTAAGACTCTTATCAAAGACCAGATTATCCGTGAAGCGTTTGCACTAAATAAAAGCACATCATTCCGCGTGCTTGAGTTTAGTCTTGAAATGGTGGGAAGAGTCTCTGCTATGAGATCCTTTTCTTCGTTCATCGGAAGAGCGTATAAATATCTGTGTAGCGCTGATGGTGTTATCACGGATGAAGACATGGCTAAATGCTATGCTTATGCGAAGAAGATGATTGAACATCCGATTGACATAATCGATGAGCCATGTACTGTCACAGAGTTCCGAGAAACGATTGCGGAATACATGGACGCACACTCTGTCCAAAAAGTTGATAAGGCTGGAAAGTCTTATAAGGAATACACCAAGACAATTATCACTCTCGATCACTCATTACTACTCAAGAAAGCTCCCTTTGAGAAAGATAAACATGATACTCTATTTGCACTCGGAGAAGCACTCACAGATCTCAAAAGAAAGTACCCAATAGCGTTTATAGTCCTGAGTCAACTCAACCGTGACATCGATCGTCCCGAAAGGAATGAAGATGGAAAATACGGTAACCACATCTTGGAATCTGACATCTATGGTTCAGATGCTCTCTTACAACATGCAGATACGGTTGTAGGAGTAAACAGACCTGCAAAACAGAAGATCCAGTTCTACGGAGTAGAGCGATACATAATCGAAGATCTCAGTGTGCTAGTCTTCCACTTCATTAAAGCTCGTAATGGTGATACCAGAATGAGTTTTATGCGAGCAGAGTTTGACAAGATGCAAGTATCTGAAATGGATACGCCACCAACACAAGAACGAAAAATAACAACTAGATCATGAGTGGTATACAAACAACCGAAAAGCCGGAGGACAAAAAGGAAAGAATGAAGCTGCTTCGTAAGCTTCACGAACCTACCTTCGAAAAGCTGGGAATACCAGATGCTTTATTTATTCCGAAGCTTGCCTATAAACCGGCAGGGAAGAACGAGCTATACTTAGCATTCTTCGCAAGTGAACTTGCAAAAGGACAGGACATCTACACAGAGTTTGCGGACGCTGAGTATGAGCCTCAAGATCCTGAGAGAAGACTTTATAAATGGCGCTACAATCCTAATTACAAAGAGGAATACGAAGTACTCGATGGTAAGGGTATTGTGCGTTACCTGATTCCAACAGCAGAACTTATCCTGGTGAAAGCTAATCCGCCGGAAACTCTTGTTGAGGAACATGCTACTGGCCAACTCCAGTTATTTGCTGGGAGTGAGAACAAAGCTCCATCAATGCAAGAAACTAAAGGAGATCTTCCTTTAAAAGAAGCAACCGTTAGAGATCTTGCTGCTATACTCTGGAAGCAACCAGTAAGTAATAAGCAATGGATTAACGAGATGATAACAAAAGCCCTAGCATGAGTAAGGAAAAAACAGAAGCACCAAAGATTGTGCTACCAACAGCAAAGGTCGCTGCGGCTCACCAAAGCCCGAAGAACCTTATCGTATTTTCCAAGCCTAAAGTAGGAAAGACAAGCTTGTTTGCGCAATTGCCAGACTGCTTGATTCTTGACTTGGAACATGGTACAGATTACGTTGACGCTATGAAAATCAAAGCGAACACCGTAGAGGAGATCAAGGAAATCGGAGACGAGATCATTCGTCAAGGAAGACCTTACAAATACGTAGCAGTAGATACTATTACAGCATTGGAAGAGATGTGTGTTCCTTATGCTGAACTTATTTACTCGCGCACCTCAATGGGTAAAAACTGGTACACAAAGTTGAAACCAGAGTACGGATCTATTCTTAACATGCCCAACGGAGCAGGATATCCTTATCTTCGTGAAGCATTTACAAAGATGATCGAGTACATCAAAACCTGGGCACCAAGAGTGATCTTAATCGGGCACATTAAAGATGTGATGCTTGAGAAAGCCGGTGCAGATTTCAACAGTATGGACTTAGATCTTACTGGTAAACTCAAGAGGATTACAACCTCTCAATCTGATGCCATCGGATACCTTTACAGAAAAGGCAATCAGAATATCTTAAGCTTCCGTACTAGTGACGAAGTAGCTTGTGGAGCAAGACCAGATCACTTGAGAAATCAAGAGATCGTTATCTCCGAGATGACAGACAAAGGTCTGATCACACACTGGGATAAGGTATACATCGATTAACCATCAACGTCAATATCATGTTAAACACGAAAGACATCAAGACCGGAGGAAGCTCGACTCCTAAAATACTGCAGCCAGGCAACCAAACTTTGACTATCCACAGTGTAGAACTGGAGGAGTTCAAGTTTAAACCAGGTGGCCTACACATCGTACTTCACTGTGAAGGAGAGGATATGGGAGAAGATTTTGAAGGCTTCTTCATTGATAAGGCAAACGAATCTCTTGGTCGTTACAAGGGGCAAGTGGGTCGAATCAAAGCAAGCGAATACGCATTCGCTGATGGAACAACCAAATCTGGTATCCCGGTAAGCCGTGACCAGGACATGCTCAAGTTCTTGAAAACACTCTGTATAGAGCTTGACTGTCTATCTTGGTTGGAAGATCAAGATGGAAAACATCCTACCATCGAGTCACTCATGAGAAAATTCAATGAGGACAAGCCTTTCAAAGGTAAGTGGATGAATGCCTGTGTAGCAGGTAAAGAATATTTGAACAAAGAAGGTTACACTAACTACGACTTGTTCCTTCCTAAGTTCAGCAAAGCTGGAGTACCTTTCGAAGGTGTCGGCAAAGCTAAAGACAAAGTCATGAAGTTCAACCCGGCTGATCATATCCGCAAGAAAAACGTGGAGAATGTATCAAGCTTCGAAGGAGGAGAACAAGCTGACAGCTCTAAAGTAAGCAGCGACTTCAAGCTTTAATCTGAGTGAAACAATAATAAAGGGAGGGCCGCAAGCTCTCCCTTATTTTTATATTATGCTAAGAACACGATCTCTCATAGCAAATCTTAACGAAGTACCGAGAGAATGGGTATTCGAGTACTACTTGAAGCTTAGCGAAAAGCTGTCTGGTCAAGACATAAAGATCACATCTGTGTTCAATCCTACGGAGAAGAACCCATCGATGTTTATCTACTACGCCAAATCAGCTGGAGCCTACAAGTTCAAAGACTTTTCCTCACAGGATCGGTCTGGAGATGGTGTTACTCTTGTGCAAATGATGTTCAGTCTTACCACTCGTGGTGAGGCTGCTCATAAGATTATCGAAGACTATAATCAGTGGATGTTGAACAACAAAGAAGATTATAGCTTACGAGAATTTAAGATCCGAGCCAAGTACAAGGTAACAGAGTTTACCGCACGGAGCTGGAATACTCTTGATAAAAACTACTGGAACAAGTATAAGATAGGCTCCAAGGATTTGGAGTACTACAATGTACAGCCTCTAGAGTCATACAAGATGACCAAGGAAGAAGACGGTGAGTTAAAAGAGCTCGTAATAAAAGGTCAGTATATCTATGGCTACTTCCGAAACGATGGTAGCTTGTATAAGATCTACCAGCCGAAAGTAACAGACAACAAATTCATCAAAGTAAAGGAGTACATACAAGGAACAGATCAGCTAACGTATCAGAAAGAATACCTGGTTATCTGCAGCTCACTTAAAGATATGATGGCTCTCAGAAAACTGGGATATGCCAACGTAGAACAAGTAGCTCCAGACAGCGAAAACACACTCATCGGAGAACATGTAATCACAGCATACAGACACAAATACAAAAACGTGTGCACATTGTTTGATAATGATGAAGCTGGAATAGCTGCCATGAAGAAATACAGTGACCGGTATGGTATGAACTACGTGCACCTGGAAATAGAGAAAGACATTTCAGATGCCATAAAAGAGCATGGTCTGGATAAAATCCGGGAAGCTGTCACTCCGTTACTACGCAAAGCTCTCAACATATGAGTAACAAGATCTATGTAGGAATAGACATCGGAAAAGACGGTGCTATCGCAGCAATACACGATGGAAAAATCGTGACATGGCCCATGCCAAAAATAAAAACTGAGCTTGATTACCATGAGCTCAGTCGCATCTTATCAAGGATGTGTAGTGATTCGGAAAAACCTCACATAGTATTTGAAAAGCTAGGTGTAATATTCGGATCATCTAAGCAAACGGCTTTCTCTATGGGGAATCAAGCCGGTGCTGTAGAAATGAAGTGTATCTGTCAAGGCATTCCTTACACAAAAGTTAATGCTAAAGACTGGCAGAAGACAATGTTTCAAGGCGTGGAAGAAATCTCCAGGCCAAGCAAGACCGGTAAAACATCTGTGAGAGACACTAAAGCTATGGCTTTGGTAGCTATCAAGAGATTGTTTCCGGACCTTAAACTCACCTTTGGTGAAAAAGCAACAAAGCCTCATGACGGTCTTATTGATGCAGTACTGATGGCAGAATATGCACGCAGAAACAATTTGTAGTATGATACCTGAACACGTCGATTACGACTATGACACTCTGCTAGGAATGCTTAATTCTGAAGATCAGGAAAACGTTGTACTCGCTCTCACAAGCCTTGAGAACATAGAAGTCTTACCTAATATCGTTAAGACCTTATTGCTACGTAAAGAATCAGCAGCCGGGATAGGTATGTGGAATACGCATGCTCCAACCGTAGTAAATGTCATGAAGGAAAATGGTATACCCTTTGACTCCACAGTGACATTCAAGCAGATTTCTGAAGCAGGAGTAACTCACAAGGCTCCAAAAGAACATGTACAATTATTGGTAGAGCGTATCAATACTCAGGTATTAAAAGATCTTCGAGATATAGGATACGACTACCTCAAATCAATAGAAGTAAAGCTGGACTATGCAGACTAAAGACGAAAGCCTGGCTAAAGCCGGCAAGGATTTGATGATGGAAGAACCGTTCTACGGCCTCTTCTTAATCATGCTCAACAAAAAGTGGAGCAAACAAGTACCCACAGCAGGGGTATGCCTCTCTGGAATCAACTACAATTTGTTGATCAACGAGGAATTCTGGAAGAGCTTGGCAGTTCCTCACAGAAAAGGATTGCTCAAACACGAGCTCCTGCATATAGGCTTCTTTCATCTTACTGACTACAGTCATTTTGATGATAAGGAGCTAGCCAACATCGCCATGGACTTGGAAATTAACCAGTACATCAAAGATGATTATTTACCACCAGGAGGACAGAAGCTGGATCTTTATCCAGAGCTGAATCTTGAACCCAAGAAAGGTACACACTACTACTACGAAAAGCTTAAGGAAGCTAAGGAAAAGGGTAATTGCCCTAACTTGAATATCCAGCTAGCCGCTATGGCTGCAGGAGAAGGCGTGTGCACTTGCCAAGGACCTGGTGGTCCAGAAGATATTAATTTACCTGATCATTCCTCTTGGAACGCCAGTGATTTGGATGAAGCAACACAAAAGCTTATCCATAACCAAACTAAGCATGTGTTAAACGAGGTAGCAGAACAGATTCAGAAAAGCCGCGGCACTGTTCCCGGTGAATTTGCAAGCATCTTGGAAAAGCTTAATCACATCGAGCCTCCAAAGTTTGATTGGAGAGGTTACTTAAGACGATTTGCTGGAGGATCTGTAAAGATCTTCACCAAGAAAACTCGTCGTAAGTATAACAAACGATACGAGGACAATCCTGGTCTTAAGATAAAACCGAAAAGACATGTTCTCGTAGCACTAGATACATCCGGTTCTGTAAGTGATAAAGAACTCTTGGAGTTTATGCAAGAGATCCATCACATCTACAAAACAGGAGCTGATGTAACTGTAGTGCACGCTGATGCCGCTATTCAAAAGATAGAAGCATACGACCCCAAAGCAGAGTACAAAATCTATGGTCGAGGTGGAACCAGTTTTGACCCGGTTGTAGACTACTACAATGCAAACACCAGAAAGTACAGCTGTCTTGTTTACTTAACAGATGGCGAAGCTCCAGCACCGGAAACTGTAAAGGGCCGTGTGTTGTGGGTGCTTTCTACACAATCAAACGAAACAGATCATTTACCAGGAGCAACCATCAAGTTAAATTAGCATGAGCAACGTACAAAATCAAGTAAGCCTGAACATCGATGAATTGAAAGGGTTCATGGCCCACATTATTAGCAACAACCGATTCCTGCAGGAACAAGGGAAAAACTCTGTTTCCGTAGAGGTAATCGGTGAGTCAGGGATCGGAAAGACTAGCTCTATCCTCCAGATGGCAAACGAACAAGGTTTAAACTTTGTAAAGTTAAACCTTGCGCAGATCGAAGAGCTTGGTGACTTAGTAGGATTTCCTATTCGCCAGTTCCAGCTCTGCAAAACAGGAACAAATGTAACCTCTACTCCGGTATCCTCCAGCAAAGTGGAAATGCAAAAGGTCAAAAAGACTGTGCCAAAGGAGGTGACCCGTATGGAGAAGCAACAGGTCCAGGAGTTCGAGGTGAAGGTTACCAAGAAACAAGTGCTGGAAAACGGGCGCTTCGTTACAAAGGAAGTCGAAACCAAGGTGCCTAAGCTTGTTGAAAAAGAAGTGCCGGTGACAATCACTGAAATGGTTGAAATGGAAGTGGAAGAACCGGTGACTATCCAAGGAGAAGTCGGAATCGTAGATGTAGTATCTATGAACTCCAACGAATGTATCTGGGCAGATGAACATGCTGTAGAAGAGTATGTAAAGCGAGGATACGAATTCACTGGTCAGAAGCGTATGTCGTACTGTCCGCCGGAATGGATTGCAGACAAACAAGGAGGAGGAATCCTTATCTTGGATGACTGGAATCGTGCAGACATCCGATTCATTCAGGCCGTAATGGAATTGGTGGATCGCCAAGAGTACATCTCCTGGAAGCTTCCAAAGGACTGGCACATCATCCTTACTGCGAATCCGGATAACGGAGACTACTTAGTAAATACCATCGATACAGCTCAGCGTACACGCTTCATTAGCGTTAATCTGAAGTATGATGTCGAGGTTTGGGCTAAGTGGGCTGAGATGTCTCAAATCGACACTCGTTGTATCAACTTCATGTTGATGCATCCAGAACTGGTGAACAGCAAAGTAAATGCTCGTTCTATCACGAACTTCTTCAACAGTATCAGCTCTATCCCTAAGTTTGAAGAACAGCTCCCACTGATTCAAATGATCGGAGAAGGATCTGTAGGAATAGAATTCTCAAGCATGTTTACAAGCTTCATCAATAACAAGCTTGATAAAATGCTTAGCCCTAAAGATATTTTGCTTCATGATAACGAAGCCTATATCATGGGTGAACTGAGAAACACAATTGGTCGTGGTAATGATTACCGAGCAGACATCGCGAGCATCATGGGTACTCGTATCATTAACTACAGCCTTTATCACGCAGAAAAGGTAGGTATTACTCAGAAGGAAATCGATCGCTTAACGCGTCTGGTAACAGATGAGGAAACCTTTGCCAACGATATAAAGTATCATGTGGTGAAGAAGATCCTCAATGGCAACAAGCAGAAGTTCCAGAAGATGATGACCAACCCGGAAGTTGTGAAAATGGCAATGAAATAAAGACACTATGCTAAGAGAACTTTTCAAGAAGCAAATCGTCATCACGGATATCACACAAGAAGGTATCCAGTTTACCACTCGATTGGCTTTATACAAAAGCGAACTAGCAGAAGGAGCAATTTCTGAAGTGCTGGCTGATACTACAGAGTATCAGTTCAGCGCCTCAGATAAAATCTTCTTCATGCCGGGATGTACTGTCCCACGCTTTAAGGTAAAACAATTGTGTGAGGCTACGGGAATGTCCGTAGGTAAAACCCCGGATAATGCTACGGTAATTATCAAGGGTGATAACACCGAGCAAGAAATTGTTCAAGAAGAATATATCTCACAATACATCACAGTGGAAGAGTGTCTTAACTGGATAGATAAAAACTACTCAGTAGGAAATCTTGGAACCTTGGCTATAAAGCAAGAGCTTTCCAAAGATGACACATTCGACCTGGTTGTACTTTATGGCTACAATGTTCAGAGAGCAGTGAGAACTGGAGCAGCGGATCAAAACTATCGTTGGGTTAAGCAAACTGTAAACAGTCCTACTAACAGCATGCACGTTTGGATTTCTGAAGATAAAAAGCTCAGAGATTTCGACAAGATCCTGGACACGATGAAGCCGATTGTCTACCAGAATAATCTTTTGGCCATCATTAACTCATCCAATGTAATGACGGAAGAGATGTATCATGAAGCAGTCAAAATGTTTGAGTCTGAGGATAATAACAATCATGTGTTAGCAATGGAGCTTATGGCTAATTGCGATTACCAAAAATCCGCTATATATTTGCTGCTCCTACTCAAGAACCACTCATCACAGATCAATAACCGCAAGGAAAAAGATCATGTCAACTTCCGCTCACTCTGCAGTTTCTTCGATATTAGTACCGGCGAGTCTTTAACACTAGATGAAGTAATTGAAATCTGCACCAGGATTAATGCCATAGGTACAGAAGAATTACCACTCTTGATGAAGCTTGTAAAAGAGGACATGTCAGATGATTTATCATCTACATTCTTCCGGGTAAAAGATATCGAACCCAATGATGATCTCACTGAAGCAATCGAAAGAGCAGACCGAATCCGTCAAGCCAAGTTAGCATCTCAAACAGCAGCTCCTGTAACTGAAAAAGCAGAAACTAATGAATGAGACAGCTGTAGATAAAAGATTACTCGAGGACGAGTTCTATGCGAATAAGTTCTTCATGAGCTATTCTGGCCTTAACAAGCTTGTTTATGCTCCTCAGCTGTTCTATAAACATTATGTTCTTAGACAGCGTGATGATGAAACTACACCGGCGTTACTACAAGGAAAGGTGATACACTGCCTACTTCTTGATAATGGTAGCTTCGATAAACAGTTTCTATTGTTACCCGGTAATATGCCGAGTGACAATCCCAAAAAGGTAGTAGAAAAGATTCTCACTCACTACCTAGAAAATCCACCGGCAGAAGGAGAAGTAAATCTTCCACCGAACCTGGCTGATTACAAGGACAAAATCCTAGAGATTCTCAAGGAGATAAACCTGCACCAATCCCTTAAAACGGATGAGCAGCGCCTTGAAAAGATCTTGACAGATGCCAACAAAGAATACTTCCAGTTCTTGCTTAAGCGAGAAGGAAAAGATATTGTTGACATTCCCACGCTTGAATACTGCACTGAAGTCGCAGAGCTACTCAAACAGCACCCAGAGGTTAATGATCTGCTCGGCATATCAGCCGATGCAGAAACTGTACAGGTGTTTAACGAGCTTCCTATTCACGCAGAAATCGAAGGTTACTCTTTCGGAGTAAAAGGTATCTTGGACAATGTGAAGGTAGACTTCGAACAGAAGCTTATCCGGATCAATGACCTAAAGACAACGAGCAAATCGTTGACCGACTTTAAAGAGACCATAGACTTCTGGAACCTATGGATGCAAGCTGCCCTGTACGATATCATGGTAAGACATGAATTCCTACGTAGTAATGGTATCGATGAGTCTGAATGGCGAATCGAGTTTACCTTTATTGTTGTAGACAAGTACAGACAGGTATATCCTTTCCGGGTATCACCTGAAACTATGCAGCAATGGAAGGAAAAGCTTGATGGTAAACTTAAAGAAGCAGAGTGGCATTACACAAGTAGGAGATATGACTTGCCGTACGAATTAGCGACAAGCCAAGTACTACTTTAACCACAAGCATTTATGTCAAGACTACAATCCTTGTATCGAGATTACGTGCAGAAGAGCAGGATCTTCCTCTATCCAGCTCTGGATATGAAACGCGGTCATAGCGTTACACCTATCCAAACGTATGCAGCATGGCAGAATCAATACACATTTGACCAGTGCAAGCTGGTGTGTGTGTATCACATGCGAAAAGATGAGGAATTCCGTCAGTATGAGAAGCAGAGACTCTTGGGACATCCCATGTTCTTTGACTTTAAAATGACGGATGATGACAAGGGCGTCTACATATTTGATTTCAGCAACATAAAAGCCGACTGGGAGAACTTCCTAGCTGGTAAATATTCGAAGCTCAGTCCGGATCTCAAACGAAAGATCCGGGCTTTCTTCGGAGCTAGTAACCTTGGTTATATCGACAGCTTTCTATACCCAGAAAGATACTTCAAGCTCTATGCAGAACTCTTGACCACAAGGCGAGAGGACGAAATAGAGATGCAAGGTATCCTCAAAAGTGTAGGAGAGTTATGCTCGAAACCTAACCTGGAGCTGGAGAATCTCATAGCAAACGTAAAAGATTTGCGCATGAACCAGAAAATAGCTTAAATTTGCCGAAACCAACATTTGTAACGTATGTCACAATCACAATCAATGATGCTGATCACATCTTCGTGGGGAGAGAAAAAGACATTTCGCCTCATGCCGATCGATTTAAACTGCCCCTTCACAGAAGGGATCTATGACCCGGACGGAAAAGTACTGGTCATGATCTCCAAAGACAAAAAGGAAAGCTTCCACATGCTGGCTAAGCTTGACGAACAAGGAGATCCATTAAAACTGAAACGGCCACGTGCTAACATGAAGCCGTTTCCTGAAGAACGAAAAGCGCTGGAGACATATCAAGAACACTACATCTCAGAGACAAAAGAAATTGAACAAGTAATCTCGATGTTTGCGGTGAACAAGGAAGACTATGACTACAAGTCAATCATGGCTGGTCTAGTTACACCAGAAGTACCAAAGTTGAACTTGGTTCAACCGTAAAACACATTAGAATATAAACACAAGGCAGAGCTCATCACTCTGCCTTTTTTATCTATACGCATGAATCACTGGGTACATGACTATGAAACTTTGAGCAATTGCTTTGTAGCTGTCTTCGAACACTACAAAGAAGATTCTCGTAAGATCTTTGTTGTACACAAGCTGATGAATCACTTGCCAGAACTCATAAAGTTCCTCGAGCAAAATGCTACCAATGGTGAATGGCATATCTCTTTCAATGGTCTAGCTTTTGACTCGCAGATTACGGAATACATCCTTAGAGAAAAGGATATACTACTGCAGTCTGAAGTTGAAGACGTAGCTAAGGCAATCTATGCTAAAGCTCAAGAAGTAATCGATCGTCAAGAAAGAGGAGAGTGGTCAGAGTATAGTGAACGAGACCTGAAGATAAAACAGGTGGATGTTTTCAAACTTAATCACTGGGATAATCCAGCCAAGAGATCCTCTTTAAAGTGGATACAATACACCATCGATTGGGAGAACATGCAGGAAATGCCTATACATCACTCCACATTTATTACAACGGTGAAAGAAATCAGCAAGATTATCGATTACTGTTGTAATGACGTAAAGTCTACCAAGAGGATAATGCAGTTAAGTGCTGAGCAAGTGAATCTCAGAAGCACGCTTACAGCTGAGTACAATATCCCATTGTATAGTGCATCAGAGCCACGTATCTCGAAAGAGCTATTCTTACTTTTCTTAAGTAAGCGTACTGGCATTCGAAAATACGAGCTCAAACAAATGCGGACCAACAGAGAACGTATTAAGGTAAGCGACATTTTGCTACCTTATATAAAGTTCAACCGGCCGGAGTTCCAAGATCTTCATGAGGCCTACAAGAAACTCATCATAAATCCAGCAAGGATAAAAGGAGCTTTCAAGTATGTAGCTAATCATAAAGGTGTCAAGACTGAATATGGCCTAGGTGGTTTACATGGTGCTACAAAAAGCGGGATATACCAGTCCGATGACAAGATGATTATCATGACGTCGGATGTAACGAGTTTCTATCCCAACCTGGCTATCAGAAATAAATGGTCGCCAGCTCATCTTCCAAAGGAAGAATTCTGCGAGCTATACGAGTGGTTCTTCGAAGAGAGAAAGAAAATACCTAAGAAGGATCCGAAGAACTATGTATACAAGATCATCCTTAATGCGACATATGGTTTATCAATTGAGCCTAACTCGTTCTTGTACGATCCACAGTTCGGAATGCAGATCACCATTAACGGTCAACTGTTATTGACTATGCTGTATGAAATGCTCTCGGATGCTATTCCGGGATCCATACCGCTGATGCAAAATACAGATGGTCTGGAAATGATAATCCCTGTCGAGTATAAGGAAAAGTACATGGAAGTCTGTGCAGAATGGGAGAGAATAACAAAGCTCCAGTTGGAGCACGATGAATACAAAAAGCTAGTACTAGCTGACGTGAATAACTACATCGCTGTTTTCAAGAACGGCAAAACCAAGTGCAAAGGTCGTTTCGAGTTCGAAGGTTTAGCTCTACATAAGAACAAGAGCCAACTAGTGATTCGTAAGGCCTTATATGATTATTTTGTCAACGATATTCCACCAGAAAAGCACTTAGCTGGTAACAAGAATATCTTTGACTATTGCGCCGGAGTAAAGATCAAAGGTGATTGGATGTTCCAGCAGACATGCATTAGGAACGGTCAAGTTACTTATGAACCTTTACAGAATACAATCAGATACTTCATCAGTAACACCGGATGTAAGATTATCAAGGTAAACAAGTCAGACGGGCGCCAGATACAATTGGAAGCAGGTCCATGGATGCAACAGGTATACAATCAAACTGACAGCAGGAAGTGGGAAGACTATGATATCGATGAGAAGTACTATCTGGATTACATCTACAAGGAGATAGCTAATATCGTACCGCGCAAAACAAACCAACAATATCAACTAACGTTTGAATAATGGCAACAACAAGAAAGAAGAAGTCAACAAAGCCAGTAGCTAAGTTTGACGCAGTAAATCGCCCGCAACACTATGCGGGTACCAAGATCGAAGTAATAGACTTCATCGAGGACAAGGAACTAGGTTTTCATCTCGGTAATGCTGTGAAGTACATCGCACGTGCCGGAAGAAAAGATCCATCTAAAACTGTAGAGGATCTCAAAAAGGCTCAGTGGTATCTGAACCGTCATATCGACAACCTCACAAAGAAGTAACATGCCTAAAAGAACAGGTTCTGTAACCAAAGAGTTACTGATAAATGCACCATTGCCGCAAGCTACGGCAACATATACTGTAATACCACATGACTTTGTTATAAGCAGTGTGGAGCAGGAGCTTAAGGCCGCCGGTCTTGAGATCGAGCAAGAACTGTACAAAGCTACAGACAGTGCTCAAGTCGCCTCTGGAGTACTTCACCTTAAACAAGGTGAAGACCAGGAGATGCGTATGATGTTTGCTTGGGCAAACTCATATGATAAATCGATGCGCTTCAAGTGTGCAATCGGAGGATACTTACCTCAATCAGGAAGTATCCTCGTTTCAGGAAATATGGGCTCGTGGGGAAGGAAGCATACCGGATCTGCAGCTCAACAAACTCTTGAAACAATCAAACATCAGATCCATTCTGCAGACATGTATTATACAGAGTTGATCAATGATAAGGCCGTTATGAAGAATGTCCTTGTACCAGAACGCAGAAAAGCAGAGGTGCTGGGAATTCTTTACTTCGAACACGGGTTACTTACCGGTGAACAACTTGGTATAATCAAGCAGCAACATAAGAATCCTTCATTCAGCTACAACGCGGATAAGGACAGCCTATGGACACTGTATTGTCATGTCATATACTCTCTTCAAAGATCTCATCCTAAGAACTGGTTGGATCAGCAAAGACTGATTCACTTCTTCATGACGGATATCTTCGACATCTATAACCATGTTCAGGAACCTGCGCCTGCAGTTCAATCTGTACCGGAAGTAGATCCTCGACAGATTACTTTAGATCAAGCAATCGCTGAAGTTGAAAGCAATGGTCAGGGAGAGATACAAAACTAAGTATGCAAACTACAAGAGGGAGAACAGCCTTAAAGGCTGGGCTCTCCACTTGTGGTTAGTACTTATCTCTTTAATGTATCCGGAAAAATATGAGCGAAGTAGTAGGCAGCATAATAGTCCAGGAACCGCACATCCGGTTCGATGGAGAAGTTCCGATGAAAGTCCTCCTACAATTGATGACGACGCTCCTACCTGATGGAGATTGGTCAACATACACCTTTTACTACGATCTAAGAGTAAACAGTAGTGCATCCGGAGAATATACAAGACTCTCAATGTATCACACTGTCGAGATTGGATTTAAGGATAATGGTGAGTGGGTAGAAATCGGAGCAGAAAAAAAGTTAAACCAAAGACCTTGGTATAGCACGCCTGGTAACAGAGTGCATATCTGGGTCAAAATATATAAGATATGAAAGACATCTTAGGAGCTGTGGAAGAATTCCACGACAAATTCCAGATCGAGAACGGCAAAGAACCCATTCTTCTGCCGGATGACGACTTCATGTTACGTCATCGCTTGATGAAGGAAGAAAATGATGAATACATCGAAGCCTGCTGGAACGGTGATATTGTAGGTGTAGCCGATGCTTTAGGTGATCAGTTGTATATCTTGTGCGGAACAATATTAAAGCACGGCCTGCAACACAAGATTCAAGAAGTGTTCTGGGAAATACAACGTAGTAACATGAGTAAACTCGGAGAAGATGGTAAGCCTATCTTTCGCGAAGATAAGAAGATCCTCAAGGGACCTAATTATACTCCACCAAACATTGGCAAAATACTATTTCCGGAAATAGCAAACAATGAGTGAGTTCATCAAGATGGGCGATGATCGTTGTCCAGTATGTGCATCACAGTTAGATGCTGTACAAAGTATAGAGAATCCGGAATACAAGCCTTCACCAAAAGATCTTACGCTGTGTGTTTACTGCGCAGCAATACTGGTTTTCGAAGATGATATGGCTTTATCAGAGTTTCCTCCTGTAGTATTCGATACCTTAGATGAAGAGACCAAGAAAAAACTCTTGGAAGGTATCACAGCAATATTCAGACTTTCACCACCCAAAACACGAGATCACCACCTCAAACGTATTGAAAACCTCAAGAAATATGCAAGCCGAGTATCAGAGTAAAACAATTTATGTGACTCATGTCTCTCAAGACAAGTCGTACGTCATTGCCTCTTATAACGAAGACAAGAGTAAACAGTTCAAAGTAGACACCAAAGATCTGACCAACATTGATCAGACCTTAAAAGCAGAGCTTGAGAAAAAGGGGCATTAGCCCCTTTTTTTTCTCTAGTCGGTGAGACGACAAAGATGTTATCTCATCTTGCTGCTCCCAGAGGAAAGCGTAGGATTATTCTTGATGGCTGTAACTGGATCAATTGAACCACCTGTTAGACCGAGAGACTTCCAGAAGGTAGTCATAAGCTTAGATCCTCCCTCTTTTTGCCACTCGTATGGACCAGCATCTTTCTGATAATAAGCATAAGGGTTACCAGTCATCTCCATGTAGAGGTATTCTAGCATTTGCTTATACGATTTCAGCGTAGGACCGTATCCGATCGATGTAGCATCAGTGAAAGTCTCGTAGTAATTGTCAAGACCAAAGCCCATCCAAGGAATGAAAGCTTCGTTCTCAGCCCGCACTTGAAGAGTCATCAATAAGGCATGGTTCATTAACCACCCTCCCATATTGAATGGGTGTTCTGGATCTTCTGGTACAAGACCGAAGAAAGGAAGATTACCACTGCGCTTACGAAGTTTTTCATAACGTTCTGGATCTGTAGGATCCCATCCTAACATTGGAGCAACAACCATCAATAGAGCTATAGCCGCCATTACCTCGACAAGGGTCTTTTTAAGCGCTGCACGCTCTTCTGGAGTCATATGCGGAAGATTCTTCCCACCAAACTCAATCGTGCGCCACAGAGTCTTTAACGTGGTAACATAATAACCTTCATGGA